GTTTCGAAGAACTACTAAAGAATTACGACAGCTAATCGATTATTCACAAATGTGGTATCCAAAACTAAATGGCAAATGGAATCAACATGGTTCATTCTGGCAATTTCCTAGTGGTGGTAAAATATTTTTTTCACACATGGAAACAGCACAGGACAAATATCAGCATGATGGTCAAGAATATTCTGCTGGTGTTTTCTTTGATGAAATAACTTCTTTTGAAGAAGAACAATACTTATACTTACATTCTAGGTGTCGTACAACAAACCCTAAATTAGTGCCCAGAGTTAGATGCACAGGAACTCCAGTTGGCAGATATGTTGATTGGGTGAGAAAACGATTTGTAGAACCAGGTGCATACAAAATACACAAAGATTCAGAGACCGAACTTTCTCGCTTATATATTCCTGCTACATTAGATGATAATCCATATTTAAAAAATACAGACAAAGGATATGAAGCAAGACTTAAACAACAAGGAACAAAAATTTACAATGCTTTAAGATATGGTGACTGGACAAAGATTGAAGGTGTTTGTTTTCCAGAGCTTTCTCCACAAATCCATTTGATTTCATCATATACACCAGAAAGTTCAGATGTAATTATTAGAGGATTTGACTATGGATTTTCTGCTCCATTCGCAACTGTTTGGATTGCTTTTACCAATGATAGAAGAATGATTGTTTTTAAAGAATATATTGGGACACCTGATGGTAGCAATAAAGGATTACAATTACCAGCTAACGAAGTTGCTAGAAATATAGCATCTATGGAAAAAGCATGGAACATGTTCCCAATGTATTGTCCTTCAGATGTATCTATGTGGAACAGACACAATACTGGTCAATCGATTGCAGAAATATTTGAATCAGAAGGACTAACAATGCACAGAGCAAACAACGATAGAATATATGGTACACAACAATTGCACATGAGATTAGCAGATCAACAAGATACGGGTAAGCCAAGTTTGTTTATAACTGAAGATTGTCCTTTAACATTTAAAGCTTTACAGCAAGTTGGCATTGATAAAAGAAATATTGAAACTTATGATACTACTGGTTTTGACCACCCAGTAGATGCTTTAAGGTATGGTATAGTAGAAATACCAGTCGGAGAAGGAGCAGCGAGTACCCCAGTAGAAACATTTGGCGATAGAATATCTTCTAATATGCCTTTTTAACCTTTACTTTCAGGTACAATTAAAATAAACTATTGTGTAATGGCTTTACTTGACAAGATTACTAAATTATTTCAACCACAAGAACAACCTAAAGTAAGACTAGGCGAACTTGCTAGTTCAGAATCAAAACTAGCCTATAAAACAGGAATTATACCATACAACCCAGATACATTGGTATCAAGAAAAGGTATGCAAATATATGATCAGATGAGAATTGATGATATGGTTAAGTCCTCGTTAAGTCTTAAAAAGTTTGCAACTTTAGCTCCTAATTTTAAAATTGTACCTGCATCAGACAGCACTTCAGACAGAGAGATTGCAGACTTTGTTAATTATACAATAATGGAAATGGAAGGCTCAATGAATGATGCCCTGTTTCAAATTATGTCAGCTTTAGACTATGGTTATTCTATAACAGAAATTAATTACAAACTGTATGAATCTGGACCTTATGCAAACAAAATTGGTCTTAAAAATTTAAAAACTAAAAGACCACATTGGTACGAATTTAAAGTAGATAAATTTAGCAACTTAAAGAAAAGAGGAATAATTTATACATACGAAGGATTAGAACAAAAATTACCAACTAACAAGTTTTTAATATTTAGTTACAACAAAGAGTTTGGTAATCATTATGGACAGTCAGACCTCAGAGCTGCTTATAGAGCTTTTTGGTCCAAAGACACAATTATAAAGTTTTGGAACATTTATTTAGAAAGATTCGCTAATCCAACTGTGTTAGGTAAATATAGAAACAATGATCCAAATACAACTGTTAATTTAAGAAACATACTTGATAATCTAACTGCAAAAACATCTATCACACATAGAATTGATGAATTCGACATTAGTTTCTTAGAGCCATCAAGGAGTTCAACTGATGACTTTAAAACTGCAATTAATTATTATGATAAATCTATTGCTCGTTCTATTCTTATCCCTGATAGGCTAGTAGCCGAAGGACAGTTTGGAGCATACTCACAAGCAAAAGTGCACTTTGATGTTTTCTTATATGTTCTTGGAAAGCTAAGACAAGACTTAGAAGAAATTGTTATGCAAGAACAATTAATTAAAAACATAGTTCAAATAAACTACGGCAATGTAGCATTGCCTAAGTTTCAATTTAACCCAATGACTGATGACCAAAAACTAGAACTTAATCAGTTATTTGTAGATGCCGTATCTAAAGGTGTAGTTCAAGCAACACAATTAGACCAGAATGCAATAAGAGAAAACTTACATTTTCCAACAGTAGATTCTATAAAAGATCCAGCTCCTCAAGAAGGTTTGGGAGAAGAGCCAATTACCGAAGATGATGATCTTGAAGATTCTGAAGAAGTGATTATCTCTAATAATAGTCAGGTAGATTTAAGACCTACCGAAGCTATGCAAAAAGAAGGAGAGAGAGCACTAGAATGGAGAAAAGAATTTGGAAGGGGTGGAACTGCCGTTGGGATAGCACGAGCAGCACAATTAAAAAACAGAGAGAATCTTTCGCCAAGTACAGTCAAGCGAATGAAGAGTTTCTTCGCCAGGCACGAAGTAGACAAAAAAGCAGAAGGATTCAGACCAGGAGAGAAGGGTTATCCAAGTAACGGAAGAATTGCTTGGGCAATGTGGGGTGGCGATCCTGGACAATCTTGGTCTAATAACAAAGTTAGACAATTAGAAAATCGCCCTAATTCTGACAATCAAGAATCAGTAGATTATAGTGCTAGAGATGAAGCACTCAAAAAGAAAGTAGCTGACCATAACGAAAAATATGGCGATACTAAAACAAAAAGAACAACACTTAGGACACTTCAAGTCGTATACAACAGAGGAATCGGAGCTTACAGGACTAATCCTGGAAGTGTAAGACCTAGTGTAACATCATCACAACAATGGGCACTTGCAAGAGTAAATAGTTATCTATATGCACTTCGCAATGGTCGCTTTCGTTCTGGCAAACACGACACCGATTTATTCCCGAAAGGACATAGGCTTAGTTCAAAATGACAAATGTAACATCAATTACCATAAATGAGCCACCAATACAAGCTCAATCTTTTGATAAAATTGATATAAGGTGTTACAATTGTAATAAATTGTTAGGAAAATCTGCTGTCAAGCAATTCCTACAAATTGAAATAAAATGTCCGAGATGTCGGGTAGTAAATGAGGTGTAAATATGCCAGGAATACATGGTAAAGACAAAGAAAAAGACATGGGTGTCCACGATAAAGAAAAAGAGATGGGTGTTCATGACAAAGACAAAGACATGGGAATGTTAAGACCTGATGTTCAAGAAAAAATGACTAGGGAAGAATTGTATGCAATGGAAGATGTGTATACAACTGCTGAAAAAGCAGAAGCTAGAGCCAAAGAAATGGGTGGCGAAGGCTCACATCCACATGTTCATATTATTGATGATGAAGAAGTAACTGTTTATATGCCTTTTCCTTCACATGATGCTTATATGGAAGCCAAAGAAAAAATGAAAGACATGATGGATGAAGATAAAGAAATGGGTGCACACGAAGATGACAAAGATATGGGTGCTCATGAAGATGAAGAAAAAATGGCAATTACACCTAGAGATGTTCATACAAAAAGACCAATCGGCTCTTATGCACAATCTGACTGCGATTGTGATGAAAAAAAAGAGGTATGCGATTGTAAAGAAGAACAAAAAAACAATGCAGTCGAACAAACTTATAACCTTAATGGTGTCGAAATATTTTCAACTGGTATCTGGAATGGCGACAGATATAGTGAGAAGGACCTAGATGCCATGATTAAAAACTTTGATGAAGTGGGCTTTGAACCACCAGTCAAACTAGGACATAATGAGGAACAATCTGAGTTGCAAGATGGACAACCTGCTCTTGGTTATATCTCCAAAATCTATAAGGTAGGTAGTAAACTCGTTGCTGATTTCAAAGAACTTCCTAAGAAAGTATTTGATGCAATAAAAAGAGGAAACTACAAAAGAGTTTCAAGTGAAATATATTGGAACTACAAAGCCAATGGCTCAACTTTCAATAGAGTACTTAAAGCAGTAGCTTTATTGGGAGCTGATATTCCTGCTGTCACCAACTTAGAATCAATCGAAGGATTGTATTCCAACATGGGAACAGGGGAAGTCAAATACCACTATAACGGAAAGGAGAGTGAGATCATGGAAGAA